GCAGTAGAAGCTACAGAAATATTTAATGGTAAAGAAGCAAACTTTGCAGATATAACAGGCATGATAGATAAGCATAAGACTAATGTCAACGAAGATAAAGTTCCTGCAGTTACAAATGATGTTGGAGAAGTTTTAGATTTATTAGATGTAACAACTAAATGGAAGTTTAATATACCTATATTAAAACAATGTGTAGGAGGTATTGGTGGTGGTAATTTAATGATAGCATTTGCTAGACCAGAGACAGGTAAGACTGCGTTCTGGGTTAGTCTTTGTACTGGACCAGAAGGTTTTGCTGAACAAGGTGCAAAGATACATGCTTTTATAAATGAAGAACCTGCAATAAGAACTCAGATGAGAGCAATATCTTGTTATACTGGTATGACTAGAGAAGAAATAATACAAGAAAAAGATGTAGCAAAAAGAGTTTGGTCTGAAATAAAAGATAATATTAGTATGTTTGATACAGTTGATTGGTCAATGGAAGATATAGATTTACATTGTGAGAAACATAAACCAGATATTATAGTTATAGATCAGCTAGATAAAATAAATGTTACAGGTACGTTTGCTAGAACAGATGAAAAGTTAAGAAAAATATATACAAATGTTAGGGAGATAGCAAAACGTAGAAATTGTGCAGTCATTGCAATATCACAAGCGTCTGCAGAAGCACATAACAGAGATAGTATTTCATTTGATCAGATGGAAAATTCTAAAACAGGAAAAGCAGCTGAAGCAGATTTAATTATTGGTATAGGTAGAAATGCTAATACTGATACAGATAATAAAACAAGAACATTATGTGTAAGTAAAAATAAAATAAATGGGTATCATGGTGAACCAAATTGCACAATTAGAAGGGAAATAAGTAGGTACGGAGTATGATTACAACAGTAGACGTAGAGACATCTTGGCAAAAAACAGAAAATGGTGGGTATGATCCATCACCTTTTCACGAAGATAATATATTAGTTAGTGTAGGTATAAATGATGATTATTATTTTACTAATCACAGTGAGAGAATAGATGCAGGTTGTGCATCTAAAATACAAAGTGTATTAAATAAAACTACTTTACTTGTTGGTCACAATATAAAATTTGATTTAATGTGGTTGCTTGAAGCAGGTTTTAAATATAATGGTAGAGTATATGATACCATGCTGGGGGAGTATATACTTAATAGAGGTATAAGAAAAAGTTTAACATTAGAAATGTGTTGCCGTAGAAGAAAGATAGGATCAAAAGATAGTGCCATAAAAGAATGGACAGATAGGGGTGTATCATTTCAAAACATACCAAAAGATGTAGTAGAAGAATATGGTAGGATAGATGTACAAATAACTAGAAGACTATTTGATTCTCAAATGGCAGATTTTAGATTACCTAAAAATAAAGATCTTTTAATGACAGCTAAGATGATGAATGAGTTTTTAGTTGTACTATCTGATATGGAAAGAAATGGAATAAATATAAGTTTAGATGAATTAGGTAGAGTAGAAAAAGAATATAGAGCAGAGTTTGCATATCTAAAACAAAAGATAGATAAGATAGTCTATAAACAAATGGGTGATACTAAAATTAATTTATCTAGCCCAGAACAATTATCTTGGTTAATATATTCTAGAAAACCAAAAGATAAAAAAGAGTGGGCTAAAATATTTAACGTTGGTATAGATAAAAATACAGGAAAAAATAAAAGAAGACCTAACTATTCTAGACAACAGTTTAGAAATCTTGTATCAGATAATACAGAAACAATACATAGAACTGTAGCAGAACAATGCATAGCTTGTAAAGGTAAAGGTGTAATTAAAAAAATAAAAAAAGATGGTAGCCCATACAAAAATTATACTAAGTGTGCAGACTGTGATGGTGATGGTTACATATATGTATCTATGGGTAAGGTAGCAGGATTTAGACAAAGACCTAGGAGTGTGTATGATATAGCAGAGTCTGGATTTAGAACAGATAGAATAACATTAAATAAAATAGCATCAGAAGCAGAAGGTGAGTTTAAAGAATTTATAGATGCAATAGTAAGACACAATGCAGTAGATACTTATCTAAATACTTTTGTTGAAGGATTAAAAAACTTTACAAATGAAAAAGGTTTTTTACATCCTAAGTTTATGCAAGCAATAACTGCAACTGGTAGATTATCTAGTCGTGATCCTAACTTTCAAAATCAACCAAGAGGTAAAACATTCCCTATTAGAAAAGTTGTTACATCTAGATTTGACAAAGGTAGTATACTTGAGATAGACTTTGCACAATTAGAATTTAGAACAGCTGTATTTCTTGCACAAGATAAACAAGGCATGGAAGATATAAAAAATAAAATAGATGTTCATCAATACACTGCAGATATCATAGGCGTATCAAGACAAGATGCAAAGGCACATACATTTAAACCTTTGTATGGTGGTGTGACTGGCACAGAAGATGAAAAAAGATACTATACTAAATTTTTAGAAAAGTATAAAGATATAAAAAAATGGCATGAAGAATTACAAACTGAAGCTATTAGATTTAAAAGAGTTAAACTACCAACAGGTAGGGAGTATGCTTTTCCGTATGCAGAAAGAACACCTTGGGGTGGATCTACATATGGAACTCAAATAAAAAATTATCCTGTACAAGGTTTTGCAACAGCAGACATTGTACCATTAGCTTGTATAAATATATCTAAGCTAATGAAAAAACAAAAGGTAAAAAGTTTACTTGTAAATACAGTTCATGATTCTATTGTAGCTGATGTTTATCCTGGAGAAGAAGATGTGATGAGTAATATATTTAAACAGGGCACAGCAGATGTAATACCTGCACTAAAAGAGTATTACAAAATAAACTTTAACGTACCCCTTGACACAGAATTAAAAATAGGGTATGACTGGTTAAACATGAAGGAGGTCGGATGACTAAAGAAATAGATGCACTAGAAACACTAGATGAGTATACTGATGATCAGTATTCTGCTTTTCTAGAGTATGTTGCATTAAAAGATCAATGTGTAATAGAACCAACCACATTGTATATAAACAAAAATCATGAGTTTTTTTCATTAGCTTAGTAAAAGTAATAGATGGAGATACAAGAATATGCTAGAAATATTTTTTTTAATATGTTTAATTGGCATGGGTGTAAGGCTAATAGATGATATTATTTTTTACATATTTAAAAAATAGTGTGTCAAAATGACAATTGAATTTTTAATTAAATTATGGTATATAAACACAACTAAAATGGAGGACAAATGTCTGATAATAAAATAGTAAATATAAAAGATATGTCTGATGAGCAGATAATGCAAGCCATCGGACAAGACGATGGTTCTACTCTTGGTAATAATATTCCAAGATTAGCTATCAATCGTACACCAGAAGATGATGATGGTAATCAACTACCAGTTGGTCACTTCTATACCTATGACTCATCAATAGGTCAAAATGTATTTGGTAAACCTGTTACATTAAGACCTTTCATAAGTGCTATGCAATACATGCACTATGATGCAGACAAAGGTGAATATGTTAATCGTTCAATAATTTTTAAAAGTTGGAAAGAGGAGGCTATAGATGTATTAGGTGGTACTAAATGTGGTAAGATTGCTTTTAAAGATAGATCAAGTCTAACACCAGAGCAATTAGAAAAACAAAGAACTATAAGATGTTATAAGTTAGTGTATGGTTTGTTATCATTTGATAAAGGTAAAACTGCTAATGGTGCAGATCATAAAGTAGAAAACTTACCAGTGCTATATAGAGTTACTGGCACAGCATTCTCACCTGTAAGTGCAGCTTTAGATCAGCTAAAAAAGAGAAAAAAACTTATGTTTAATTGTTCTTTTTCTTTAGATACAAAGAGGCAAAAGAAAGGTGGTAATGTATTCTACGTTCCAGAAATAGGTGTTAATGCAGATGCTAATCTACAATTATCTGCAGATGACATGGATACTCTTAAAGTGTTTCAAGAGTCTATAGATACTGAGAACGCTGAAGTTATTGATGCGTATAAAAAAGCTAGATCTAAAAAGGGTAATGGCTCTGATGCAATTGATGCAAAAATTGTTGAGGATGTCAGTGACTCTTCACCAGAAGAGGTCTTAGCTAGTTAATGAATAATATATTATTCAAGGTACAGCAATATCTAGATTCAGTATCTAAAAATCCTGTACAGCTAGACAAACGGCTAGTAGAGGAGTTTGGTGAGGCGTGTAAAAACGCCTTGCTAAAACAGTTTGAAGAAGAAAGAAAAGATAAGTTTGAACTAAGAATGTCTAATGTTGGTAGACCATTGTGTCAACTACAAATGGAAGCTAAAGGTATTAAAGGTGAGGGACAACCTTACAATGTAAGAATGAGAAATACTTTTGGAGATCTTATTGAAGCATTAGCTATATTCGTTATGAAATCAGCAGGAGTTAATATAAAAAATGAACAGAAAAAAGTTACATACAAGTTTAATGAAGGATCAATCGAAGGTAGACAAGATGTTGAGATTGATGAAAAGATATGGGATATTAAAAGTGCATCACCATATTCCTTTGAAAAAAAGTTTGGAGAAGCAGGTGGATTTACAGAAGTTGTGCGAGATGATTCCTTTGGTTATGCGTCACAAGGGTTTTTATATGGAGAGAGCCAAGGTAAAAACTTTGGTGGTTGGATAGCTATAAATAAATCTACAGGTGAATGGACTGTATGTGAAACACCTGCAGCAGTAGAAGAATATAAAAAGAATGCATTAGATACTGCTAAAAAGAATGTTAAAGCAATAAAAAGTGGTGAACCTTTTAAAAGATGCTATGATGATATAGCAGAAACATTTAGAAGTAAACCTACTGGTAACAGAGTTCTGGGCTTTGTGTGTTCATATTGCCCGTACAAACTTCCTTGTTGGGGAAGAGATAAATTGCAGTTGTTACCGCAACAGCAATCTAAAGGTAAAAATCCTAAATGGGTTTGGTATACTTCGGTAACTAACCCAAAGGATGAAACCATAGGGTATGGTGGGGATTAGTTTGAGGGGTCTAATCTTCACCGACTCTTTTAATATTATGTCTCATTTATATTTTGTAGTATTTAAAAGTAAAAAAGATAATGACTATAAATTATTTGCTAATGAAATATTTGATGATGAACGTAAAGCAAATGACTTTGGTAGGAAAAGTATGAAGAGAGGCTTTGAACATAAAGTTTTAGAATTTACAAAAGATAATATGGATAGATACTGGTATGACAAAGAAAGATAAATTAAATTTAATTAACTCTGTTAAAGTTATAGTTAGCCCATGGCAGAAAGGTTTTCACTGTGGTATAATAATGGATAGTAAATCTAGAATGACAACAGAGCAATATGAATTATGTTCTACAATAGCTAGAGGCATGATAAAAATGGCAACATCCGATCCCCATTCAACGTTTCTATGGGGTCTTCGTGGTTTTGCTGATGATAAAAAGAGAAGCGATAAAGATCTAACTATTAGTTCAGTTGCAGATTTTGATGACGAATCTAATGTGATAGATTTTTTGGAATATCTAAAGATGAAACGTGATAAGGAGTTAAACTAATGGCAACGCACTTAGTTATTGGTGACCCTCATTGCACACCAAGAACAAGCAATGAAAGATTTCTGTGGGCAGGTAGACTAGCCGCAGATTTTAAAGTTACACATGTAATATGTATGGGTGACTTTTGTAGTATGGATTCTCTATCTACTTATGATCGTGGTAAGAAATCATTTGAAGGTAGAAGATATAGAAAAGATATGGATCATTCGCATGAAGCATTGTCTTTATTTAATCAAGGATTAGGTAGCCATAGACCTAAAAAGATTATGATTCATGGTAATCATGAGGATCGTATTGATAGATTTGTAGAAGAAAATCCAGAGTTAGAAGGATCTATTAGTATTGATGATCTAAAGTTTAAGAAGTATGGTTGGAAAGAAGTTAAGTATAAAGATATAAAAGTTATAGATGGTGTACATTACTCTCACCATTTACCATCTGGTATCATGGGTTCTGCTATATCTGGTGAAAATATTGCACGATCTATCTTGACAAAACACAAAGTTTCTGCTACAGTGGGTCATAGTCATTTGTTAGATTATGCTATATCTACATTACCAAATGGTAGAAAACTACATGCTATGTCTGCAGGTTGTTATCTTAGCCATAAAGAATTCTTTGCTAGAGATACACAACATATGTGGTGGAGTGGTTTGATAGTTAAAAGAGAAGTAAAGAATGGAGATTATAATCTAGAAACAATTGATATCAAAACTGTTAGGAGAGAATATGGAAGCTGATAATGTAAATAGACCAGTGCATTACATGCATGGTAAAAAAGAAACTATTGATGTTATATGTGACTGCATGACTAATGATGAGTTTCATGGATATCTAAAGGGTAATATCTTAAAGTATGTTGCAAGATATAAATTTAAAGGAGAACCACTAGAGGATTTACAGAAAGCACAGTGGTACTTAAACAGACTAGTAAAGGAGGTCAGTAATGGGGCAGGTTAAACAAGCAGTACTAGAAGTAGAAGACTTTGTTTCTGCATGCGTTAGAGATGGTAGAACTCTTAATCAAACTATAAGAGATGCTAGAGAATCTAAAGCTGCAAAACATAATCCATATCTTATTGATGAAGATATGGTAGAAAATAAATACTATCAATTTAAAGGAGCATGGTAATGGATATAAGATCGTTAATAGTAAAAGCATTAAGAAAAAAATATGAAGCAGATATAGAACAGGCAAAGACAACTGCCAATATATATCTTGAAAGACCTGTGGGTATAGGTGAGCATCCACAACATTTAGAAGAAGTAGATAAATTACTCACTGTAATAGTTGATGCAGAAGATAAGATGAGAGCATTGAATAGTCACTTTGATGATGACATACCATTTTAATAGGAGGATAAATGGAAGATAAACAACAAGCTACCCCCAAAACATATCTCGTAACATCTGAGTTACTTATGGATATTATGAGATATTTAATGAGTAGACCATACGGTGAAGTTGCAAATATAATGACTACACTATCTAAACTAACACCTTTTAAAGGAGAAAGCAATGACGGAAAAAAATAGTATAGATAAATATACTGGTATATTGTTTGAGTTGAAGATAGGTTTGAATAGAGATAATGCAATAGTAATTGATTATGGTGGTAAACCTGTAGGTAAAATTAGAGAAGCATTAAAGTCACATCCATATCATGGTAACTTATGTGCTGCTGTAATAAATCATGCTAACTCAGTGGGGAAGAAACTACAAGATGATATTAAACAGATTATACAGAAAATATAAACTTACAATCGTGCAAAAAAAAAGACACCCAGAGTAAATTCTCTGTGTGTCTTATCGTTGCCTGCGTTGGGGAGTCTTTATGGCTCCCCTTTTTTATTTTATACTAACAGTTCCAAGCACGAAGTGCTTTATTAATTCTGCTATTAGGGTCATTAGCTGTTTTAGCAGAAGTTAATTTTTTCTTCATACCTTTCATCCTCGCACAAAAGCTAGCACGTCTCTTGTTACCAACCTTTTTGCTAGGTCTTTTTAAATTAGCACCAGTAGTTCTTTTAAAATATTTTCTACCTGCTTCATTTAATCCACCTGATGGGTTCTGATATTTTTTTGCTACCATTATTTTTTCTTAACTGTCATCGCTGCTCTTTTAAACTGTGCGGCAGTAGGTGCACCTTTAGCACCTTTCTTTCTCATCTTGCCACCACGTTTTCTTTTAGCATGGATGTTAGCGTATAATCCTTTTCTCATTATGCTTTCTTTTTCTTTTTATTTCTTAACATAGCGAAGTCTTTTTTAGTAAGTTTACCATCTCCATCCATGTCTAGTTTCTTTCTATTACCTGATACTTTTTTACTTTTATTCATTTTCTTTTTTTTCATCATTTTTCCGTAGTGTCCTGGCATTAGCTGTACCTCCTGTATTTAGCTGTTTTTTTTGCAATCCCTTTCGGTTGCTTCACAAACTGTTTGCCCTTTCTTGTTCCTTGGCGTTTTGCTTTTGTCGTTGCCGCATATTCCGCAGATGATAAGGCTTTGATCGCCTTCTCTGGCAAATATCGTTCCCCAGTCTCCGAAGACTTCTTGCCAGACTTCGTTCTCCATTTTTGTTTTCCCCATGCTTTAAGACTCCTTTGACTTTTTGCAAGTGCCATTATGTTTTTCTCCCTTTTCTTATAGCTTCTTTACCTTTTCTAAATATCGCTGCTACCTGTGTTTTACCCATGACCTTTGCTCTTTGCTCTCCTACAGTTAGGATTTGTATTTTTCTTGCAAATGGTTTAGATATCTTCTTAACTTTTGCAACAGTTTTACGAGCATCAGTAGGAGTCGCAAACTTAATTCCAACAGTATCCTTAGGATTCTCATCTGTGTAAAGTCTCCTACCAGATCCTTTTGGTTTTTTACC